AACCTTGATCGACCATACAATGTTCGTCGATTTTCATCAGGTATTCGCCGGTTGCTAGGGAAACACCCGCGTTGATGGCGGCGCGCATTCCATAATGCCCGTGCATTATTCCTTGATGAAGATAATGAACTTTGGGGTTGTCTTTGGGGATAGTGTCCGGCCAGATGCCGTCCAGTACAACTATGATATCAACGTCGCCTTCAGCTTTGGCAAGTAGATCATCGATAGTTTTCTGGAGATACTGTGGACTGCGTGAGGGGATAATAATGGACAATCGCGACGCTATCATAATGATTCACTCCTTCGTGTTTATTTAGAAGATCTGTCGATGCTAAATAGAAGGAGATCCTTTGCGGCGCTCATTTGTTTATGGGTGGGCACTGGAGCCAAGTTTATGTTGCGTCACGTTTGCACAACGCTAAATACGTTATGCAGCGATAGATTTAGGCCCGCAAAAATTGCACAGGAGAGTTTCAAATGAGCGAGACAGCCACGCTAGTTAACCCAGTTTCAGCGGCACAACTGAAATCGCGTAATCAAGAACCAACACACCTCGGAGGTTCATCCTTCGACGACATTGGTGGTACGGAAGTAAATTCCGAACCGAACACTGTAAAGGTTGACGCGACCAAAGGTGTAACCACCGACACATCCATCCCTAAGTCTGTGCCTGCGGAGCCTACGCATCTGAAGGGCGTCTCCGAAGGGGACGAAGATGATGTGAAGGTTAAGTTCGATGAAGAGGACGATGACGAGGCGAAGCTCGATGAAGCTGACGACCTCGACAAAGCCATCAAGGAAGCCTTGAACGACAAGCCCATCGATGTCAAAGTCAACGAAGAGGACGATGACGACGAGGATGACGAGAAGAAGGCCGTCTCCGAGGCAGCCGACGAAGACGATGACGAGAAGAAAGCCGTCGCCGAAGGGGAAGATGTCGTTGACAGGGATCCTCGGTCCATTCCGGTTAAGGTTAGTGAAGAGGACGACGAGAAGCCTGAGTTCCTGAAGGGGAATAAGGATAAGAAGGTTGACGAGGAAGCCGACGAAGACGACGAAGACAAGAAGAAGGTTGACGAAGCCGACGAAGGCAAGCCTTGGGACAAGAAGAAGGTTGAGGAAGACGACGAAGACGAGGACAAGCCGAAGAAAGCCGTCTCCGAAGCCGTCAACATTCGTGTCAAGATGCCGGAAGCGGCAATCTTTGAGTCTGCCGGGTTCAACGCCAAGCAGCAGAAGAAGGTTGCGACACTCTTTGAGTCCGCGATCAAAGTCACTACCCGCCAGGTCACCAAGAAGCTCAACGAAGCGTACAAGATTCGCACAGCACGACGTATTGCTGAGTCTGAGCAGAAGTTGACGGATCGCCTCAACACCTACCTCTCGGTGGTTGTGGAGCAGTGGGTTGAAGATAACCGCGTGAATATCCGCACGTCATTGCGGGCAGACCTCGCGGAGAACTTCTTGGATGGGTTGCAAGGCCTGTTCAAGGAACACTACATTGACGTACCGGAAAGCAAAGTTGATGTGGTCGAGACGCTAACGACAGAACTGGATGAGTTGAAGGCTCAAATCAACGAGCAGTCAGCCTCCAATCTGAAGTTGCGACGTCTGGCAGAAGCCGCAAACAAAAAGCGTATTGTTGCGGAGTTTGCAAGAAACATGAGTGAAACACAAGCGGCGAAGCTGGCTAAGCTCGCTGAGAATACTGACTATGTGGATGCTAAGGACTTCCGTGAGAAGTTGGGTATGTTGAAGGAAAGCTACTTCGGGGCGCCCGACGGCAAGAGTGATATACAGGCTGCTCGTCTTCCTGAAGAGGACGTGCAGGTTGTGACGGAAGCAAAATCAGGTGTGAAGAGCGAGGCCGATGAAGTCGTTGCTGCGATTTCACGTCAGGTAAAGTCTAACTGGTAGAGCGGTTGGCTTTACTAAATAGTTTCTACGCAGTGTCAGACGACAAGACACGCATAACTTTTAGGGAGTAGTACAATGGCAGAATTTCTGACCGAAGACGTAAAGAAGAAGTGGGCAAAGGTTATCGATCACCCCGATCTTCCACCGATCAAAGAGTCGTGGAAAAAGAAAGTCACCACCGTGATGCTCGAAAACACGGCGCGTGAAATGTTATTACAGAAGCTGCGCCTGCCAATCAGTCTGGTGTGTTTCCGTCTGCAACGAACCTTAAGGGATTTGATCCGATTCTGATCTCCTTGATTCGTCGTGCGATGCCGAATCTGATCGCATATGATCTATGCGGTGTCCAGCCAATGACGGGTCCGACTGGTCTCATCTTCGCGATGAAGTCCACGTACACCACACAGGGCGGAACTGAGGCGCTCTTCAACGAGGCTAACACTGGGTTTGCGAACTATACGACTGGAACCCAGAATGGTAGCCTGCCTGCTGGTAATACCTCGGCGTTGGCGACCGACACCGGCTCTGGAAGTACTTACGAGTACGACTACGTAGGTGGTTCAACCACGTTGCAGGGTGAGTCATGGGGCACTACGGGATGCACGGCAATTCCCGAGATGGCGTTCTCTATCGACAAGGTTACGGTTACTGCGAAGACCCGTAAGCTGAAGGCAGAGTACACTATCGAAATCGCGCAGGACTTGAAGGCGGTTCACGGACTCGATGCAGAGACGGAACTTGCTAACATCCTGTCAGCGGAGATTCTTGCGGAGATTAACCGCGAGATTATTCGTACGATTTATGTGAGCGCCGTCGCGGGTGCGAACACCAACACCACAACGGCTGGTGTGTTCGACCTCGATACGGACTCAGATGGACGCTGGATGGTTGAGCGATTTAAGGGGCTCTTCTTCCAGATTGAACGCGACGCGAACGCTATCGCGAAGGCAACCCGTCGTGGTAAGGGGAACATCGTACTCGCATCGTCAGATATCGCGAGTGCCCTTGCTGCTGCGGATTATCTCCACTACGATAGTGCCTATGACGGTAAGTTGCAGGTAGATGACACGGGTTCAACCTTTGTCGGTACCTTGCAGGGCCGATACAAGGTGTATGTTGACCCGTATGCTGCGATTTCCGCAGACTCCAGTACGGCTCAGCACTTCGTAGTTGGGTATCGTGGCTCCAGCCCGTATGACGCAGGACTTTTCTACTGCCCGTACGTTCCGCTACAGATGCTCCGCGCTCAGGATCCGAACAGCTTCCAGCCGAAGATCGGATTCCAGACGCGATATGGTGTGGTTTCGAACCCGTTCAGCAATGCGGCTGGCACCAGCGATGGTTCCATCACCGCTCGGGCGAACCAGTATTACAGAATTGTGAATGTTCGCAACTTGATGTAAGTTCGCTTAACGATTCTCTATCGTTAGGATTGCCCCTGAGAGGTTCGCCTCTCAGGGGTTTTTTTTATCTATTCACGTCTTCTAGAGAAAGATTGGTACTGCGAAAGATCGCGAGTGGAACACTGTGGCTTTCCAGCATAGGAGGGTGATGTGGACCAATTGGCAGACGGTCGTACAGCCACGACTCATATTCGTTCGGCTCCATGACAATGACCTTCCCGGTCATGTTTATATGGTTCACGCCACACCACTCCACACAAAGCAGGGGGTGTTCGCCCGTCGTGATGGGAGTAAACTGGACTGTCCTGTAGCGGCCCGGAAGCGCGATCATGAACGTTTGCAAGCCTGGTATATGCATGGTATGGCCCACATCCGAAGACGTAGCCATCACCTTTACTGTTCGGCCGACTGGTACGTGTAGTTCATTGATCTCAGTCTGACCGCCGGAGTGTTGGAAATTCCACGCCCACTTCATACCAATTAAATGAATATCCAGTGGCTTCTCGGAAAAGAACGCGTTATTCCGAGGTACGTTAGTCACACACGTACTCGCATAGGCGAAGATCGCGAGTGATACTAAAATTATAGCCCAGCGTATTGGTTGCATTTTAATTGGCCGCCGGTTTCCAAAACACATGTACGGGTTCATATTTCATAATTTTTCCATTCTCCAGTTTGAGATAATTCTTCGCTGTTGCCTTTCCGTCCTCCGTGATACGATTTGCTCCGGGCATATTCATAAGTGCCATAAGAATAGTTTCTTTGTATTCAAACCCGAGGTCTTTCGCAATCGCAATGCTATCCTTCTCCAACGGCAGATATGTCTTCCCCACCTTCAAGTCCGCAATATTCCAGAGCATATACCGTTCGTGGTTCAGGAAGTCATACGCATTCTGCAACGTCGGACGCAAGAAGTGATCGCGCCATGACTCGTAGGATGTATACTTCTTATAGCTTTGGTTCTCGTCCTCGCTATACGCCTCGCGATTGAAATAAGGTGGTGACGAGAACACCAAGTCGCCGCGGCCCTTGAGCTTCTTGAATCCCAACGTCGTGTGAAAAAACTCACTCCCAAGTTGATACACATGTGAGCCGTGCGCCCTTTCCGTAGTGCCGTCAGCAAACAACGACCCGTCACCGGTCAACGACTTAATACGCACATTATCATAGCGGTCGGCAATGACACGATAGATGCTCGTACCGTCCTTATAGAAAGCGGGATTCGGATCGGTGCCGGTGTAGTTCAAGTGTTGCATTTTACCAGTCGGTAGTTGTCGGTCAAACGACATCGCTCCAATAAGACGACCCGCCCAGCCAGCCGAAGGATCCCACACGTTGACAGTTGGCGTCTCGACGTGCTGGAGGAACTTTTGATAAAGTAACTTCGCAGTCAACGGTGGGTAGTTTACCGCATACTGACACATAGAAATACGGAAGCTCCGAAACAAATTTGGAAATAACTTTTGTCCCTTGTCATAGATACGGATATGGAATTCATGTTCCGAATTCTCTTGTTTCGGATAAATATTTCGACGTGTAATCAATGGCAACCAGGCGCGTGATGTCGCATTGCTGTATTCATCAAACGACAAAGCCATTAGCGTTTCAGTTCGCATCTTGTCATTGTAACCGGAGTATTGTGTCTCCTTATTCACCGGCTTCGCTTCCAACAACAACTCTTGTTCGCCATACTTTTTTTCATGCGTATGAAACAATTCAACGAACTGTATAGCTGTGGTGGGCACAATCTCAGAGCGATGTCTCAACGCTGTACCGCCCGTCACCGTCAACGCATACATGTAGAAGCTATCGCGTAAGAAATGACGACGGGCGTACGGCAAATATCGTTTGAACAACTCTGGACTCGCGAAGAAATTGTAGATACTCCGGCCGTCGTTTTTCTCGGTGTAATTGATGCGAGTCTTGTACATCTCAGAGGCGTGCCATGCATTCACCGCACTACCCGTGCTGACGTGCGTATTATGAATGACCCTCCGATTGGTCAGTGTGTCCTTCTTCCAGAATTTCAGTACATCAAAACCCGCCAGCTTCGCGAAGTCCTTGTTAATTTCACCCTCTGTCCAACCGCGGCGTGGCGGAAGGCTCTCTTCGTCCCAACATTTCAAAAACGATTCTCGCATATGAAACACGTATGCCTCAAACTCCACATCTGACATTGCCAAAATATCATCGAACGTGCGGTTCACGGTCGGGTCGTCTAACAATGGATGGAGTCGTGCAATCGGAAAGATGTCGGGCGTCGTTCTAATGGCTATCAAAAATAATCACCACACTCGGAAAAGGCGCAGATTGCGCGACTTCCGCTATTGTACCACTTGTGCATCGAAACTTCAAGCGTCCCCGCAAGAAGTGGCCCGCGACACCAGACTGCCATGTGTTCTCATTCTCATCCCAAATATACTTGTGCCAATAGCGAGTGTCAGTACGACTCGGAATCAACATTACTGTAGGCACGCCGTGGTGTAAACTCTCACCCCGGGCTTTCTGCACAAAGTCATAAATGTGGGAGTATGGCGGGTTTAACCAACATCGTTCACCCTCCCATGATACGGACAATGCATCCTCTGTGATAGAAGAACCCGGTCCATACCAACGTGGAAGAAGGTGGTTTGTGACATCCGCAGAGGCATCAATCGTA